GTTATCGTCAGAAACGATAGACCTTCGTCTTCGACCCGTGACCTTATAGTATCAAGGTCACGTAAATCAGAGACTGCAGCGGTACACTTGATGGTAGCGTCTCTATAGACGACTTCCATCAACTCTAGATAGCTACTTGCGTTGCTTTTCAAGCTAACCTCCTATATGGAAGCAGAGCTTCAAGCCACGCTTGGTCTACCTATTTGTGTTGAAAATAAAATCAACACTAACCTGTAACACACGTTGTGTCGTGGAGAGGTTAAAAGGAGATTTAAATCTCCTATGTTGGACAAGAGTCTTACGACTCGAGCCCAAACAACTTTCCCACGGCCGTGCTGTCTAACCAGGTTTCTAGCCCGGTAACGAGGTATCCAACTTCAGTAGCCGAGAATCCCACATTGGGACGATCGACAACGAAGTAAAAGGATAGCGTTTCGTAGTCATTCGCTGAAGTCAGCGGATCGGCTACAATCGCACGCTGATCGACCCTAACCATTGACCTAAATCGGTCTCCGGCGACGGCCTGATGAGAAATTGTCATTTTGAAATTTCCATCAGCGCTCAGATAAACAGACTTTTTACCATCTGTTTCAACTCTGGGCATCGACTTTGCGTTCCCATTAACTGTTACTGATTGTGGATCGGTAAACATACGGTTTCCTCCAAGTTTCCTTGGAGTACCACCGTATTTACTACGTGGTTAGCCTCCAAGAGTTTAAGGAGCGTTAATCCCGCATCGGTCCATGCCTTGCTCATGTGCACAGACGTGACTAAGGATGCAGGTAGATATGATCAAAGGACTCGAATCTGTGAGAAGCGATTGACGGCTAGTCAACTTCTCCTAGACAGACCGAGCGCACCTAAGATCGCTAATTGTCGTGCGGTTAAATCACCCCACGACAGGCTGAAACCATACGGCGTATTCGCATTCACTCGCTGTTTGATGTCGATTAATCGACTACATTCATAACGAGCTGGGCCTGATTTCCACGGGCAAAATTGTTTAAATTTTACTGTGGTCTTCGTATGCGCCATGAGATACAAATACTTGGCAGCCAACCCATCTGATCCCCAATCCGTGATCATATCAACATGATCACCAGCATTGGAGAACCAATCGATGAGCCAGGTCCACGGTGTGGTATTGTATAGAAAGCTAGGGTTGATTCGAGCACCATGAATTGTCAAATGACGCTTCATGACGTTCAACTTGTCCCAATAGGACGAGTCTCCCAAATCAAACTCAGGACGATAGTACCTGAAGCTTCCCGCGGTCGTGACTACAACTTCTTGTTGTACCCACAATTCACGGAAGGCGTCTCCAGGGCCGATCAGCCCGCCAATGGTATCCCCGGCCGGTTCCATGAACCAACCGAGGTCCTTGCGAGCTAGAAAGGACGTACTATTTGTTACAAGGGTTCGTCTCCGTCGTATCCATCTATTATTCTCATCGGTCATTTTTGCAATGATCTCGCGAGAATTGGACGCAATAGTGATCATCTTTTCGACGTCACTAACAAACGGGACCCATCCAAATTGATGGTTGAGAAAGTGATCTCCTACCTTTTTGGGTAGCATTTTCACTCCTTGCTTCTTAGAGCCAGCTATGAGCTTCCAGCCTTCGCTGAAGACTCGTGCTGATTTCGACAACATCCTAGGGATGTCTCGAGCCTCTCGGATAGCAAGGGCCAAACCGGCTTTCTCTAGGTGAGGCTTGGTTTTAGACCAAGCATCAGAACCCCAAGTGTCTGCAGCATTAGGTACCAATCCCCTCATTTGTGCGGCAACTTGACTTTGGTTAGTCATAGTGAAGCCGTCCGCGTAAGGTGGAAAGATGGGGTTACAAAAGCCCCCAGTGTAAGTATAGGGACCTCTACCAACTCCCCAAATGGAGAGTTCTCGAGTCCCAGAATGAAACTTACCCTGCCCAATGGTCCCCGAAGGGAGGCCTGACTCTATCTTTATAGAGGTAAACGGCCCACCCTCTAAGTAAGGAGGTCCTGCGTGGAGTTGATCCTCGCAAGTCTCTATCTTAGAAAAGTAGGGTGACCCCAATTCATATACGCCATATGTTCCAAGGTCGATGTCGTCAAAGACACCGGGATCTTGACCTATGGTGTTATGGAGCGTAAGTCGCCCCGTTGGGATCTGAGTCTGTCCATGCCAAGCATGGGCAGTTGTCCGCGTACGCGTGCGTAGGCCTGTAGACATGAATATCACACCTCCGTATGAGTAGAAACTCGGTTACAATTAAGTAACCTTGCACTGCTATGGTTTCCAAGGGCAAAGGAGCCCTTGATTCAGAGAGTTACATCGCTGCAACTCTAGACACCCCC